CAGCAGCATCAGCAGCATAAGCAGCAGCATAAGCAGCATAAGCAGCATAAGCAGCATCAGCAGCAGCATAAGCTTTTGTTTTTTTACTTGGGTTTTGCACATATGCTTTTGCCGCTTCTATTGCATTACGAGGTCTTTTATCATTTGGATATTTTCCCTCATAAATATCAATAACTTGTTCCGCTGCAAAAATAGCATACTGAACAGATTGATTTTTATTCATTATCCTACATATTAGCCAATGTCCCCACTCAGGGTTCTTAACTACCAAACGGTTAAGCGTTGCGAATGTATCGTGGTCTGTTTCCCCGTGCCACGCTTTGATTGATTCTTCGCACGCGCCTTTTGATTGTAGCCATTCCACTGTAATCGTTTTAACCATTTTTTCTCCTTTCAACTGGCCGTGGGGCTACTGACTGTATCCCTGTAAAACTCACGTTTCCTAGGTCGCGCCTTTACATTCGTTGCAGTTTCACCACCACGGCCACGTCTTATTCGTCAAACATTCCACGGACGCTTTGGGGCTTTCTCGATATACTTCACTTCCAAGCCGCCTTCTGTCGCTGACAACTGGACATCATATCCAAGCTGTTCAGCGGCGACTACGCGCTCATAAACTTCCTTTAACGACCATGATTCAGTTAGTTTGTTTTTGGGATACGTCCACATAGGGATTCTTTTGCGGTACTCAACAGAATTTGCAAAGCCCTTAAACTGTTCCATTAATCTCTGATACGGCGTAATTGGTTTTGTTCTCATTTCCATTCTGGATACCTCGCATGGTCGCTTATTTTTGGTTTTTCGCGCCTCTCCCTCATACACTGTCTTTGCCCACAGAACGGGCAATCGTGACACTTTTTGATTTCATTGAGTTCTTCCGTTACCTTTTTTAAATCCCTCCGCAGCATTGGGACACAAGTGCAGTGCTTTTCGTCGGGAGCGCATTTCTCGGCCATAACCATCTTGTGTTGGGCGTAAATGTCGTCTAACTCTTCCTTGAACTCCGCAAAACGTCGGTTAATTTCTTCCGTGGCATCATCGTATTTTTCTCTGTCACAATTTCTTCCCGCCGCCCAAATTTCCGACATCAAGTCGTCAATGGATAAGTTTTTCATTCCCTGTCTCTCCTTGTTGTCAACCCGTCCGATTTCCATTTAGCGCAAGTCTTATGGCTATTGACTTCTTCACCTGTTATCTCACAATAAGTGTCTATGTTGGTAATGTGATTATTCTTGCAGTTCCCGCAACACCTAAGCCGCAGCGCCTGTGTTTCCGCTTCTCGCGCTAAATCACATTGTCGGGCCAGCATTGAGGCGTTGAGGGCCAGGTCTTTTTTGAGATCATCCACCTGCTTGCACAGGACTTCGATCTTGGATTCCATTATTACAACCTGATTCATGTCGTCCCCATCCTTCTGTTACTGTCGGCTTCGTCGCACACCCATCCTTTACATGATTTCCACGGCTGGCTGTGATGGGGATGAATATGTCCCTGCTTACAAAAGTATATCCGCCCGTTGCCGCTGAATAGGTTGCAGTTGCCACAACACCGCAGGTCTGTTTCGGTTTCTTTGTTCATGCGCCGTAGCATCCTTTCGATGGATTCGCGTGTAAAAAGCGGCACACCCTCTTTTATTATTTTATCAACTAAGCTCTTTAACTTTTCCTCTATCATCCGTTCACCGCCCTTCTTTTTGTTCTGCCGTATGGTTCATATCCCTCACCCTGTTCGGTTTTGGATCGGTTGTGCTTGCAGGCTGGGCAGGCTACATGATTGTGGTGCAGCCACGGTGCAAGTGGGGTGTCCTCAATGGTTGCGTGGAACTCTTTACAGTACGGGCATTTGTTGAGAACAGGAAACCCCTTGCCCTTCATCCTGTGCTTGATTGTGGTTAATTTATCGCTGGCTGGCATTCTGACAATCCTTGTGCTTACGGTTAAATGCCTCTTTCGCCTCTTTCAGCGCCTTTTCCGTATCAACTTCAATCCGGTGTGTATGCCCGCATCCTGGACATTCAACGGTTTCAATTGTGAGGTGGGTCATTTTTTCCTCAATTCGCTGTCTGGAAGAGTCACCCACGTTAAGCCTAACTCATGGCATTTTGCGACTGACCCTTCGATTAGTTGATTCATTTTCTTGACTGACAATTTGTTGATGGACGGCATTACCGGAAACACCTGTTTTTTGATCGGGACATAATAAGGCGTAAAGTCATCTGGCATGACGGTTAGCTTTAACAGCGTTTCCCAATACTCAACCGAATCGCCGGAATCATTAGCCAGCGCCGGGAGTAATACGCCCTTCCACCATTTTATCTGCTGGTAACTGATATATTTATCAGGTGTAAGAATCTGCAAGGCGGAGCCAGGGACGCACTCCGCCAACAAGTCCGAAAGCGGCTTGTCAAATAACGGTTGTCCGTCGGCCATTGAAACGCATTTAATTATCATTGCAGCTTCTTCAACCTCTCAACAACTTCCAGCATTTCCGTGTTAAAGGCGTCAAGCTCGTCGGCCAGTTTCTTTAAATATGCCTCATCCCTGCCTACTTCGAGGATCAATGGCGGCAATCCTTCGTATGCGCTCATAAACCACCATTTGTCGCGCTCCGTCACATAAAGGCTCATTTGTATCTGGCCGATGTAATCAGTGGGTAATTTCCCTGCCAGTAGATATTTAACCTGCGTTTTCATCATCGGGTTTTTGATCTCAAGCCCTTCGTTATTCCCGACAAGGGAGTCCGGCGAACAGTGGCAAAGTTTCCAGTCGTCTTTGAAAACGATGCCGACCTTCTGGCATTCAACGCCGTTAATCATTTCAAACAGCGCCCGCGCCGCTGCTTCGCGTTCAATTCCGTTCAGCATGGCTTGGCTCTGGAATGTTTCTTCACATTTTCCGGTTAGGCGTTCACCGGCTATCTGCATCATGAAGTCTTCACGCTGTTTTGATCTTGCGCCGGTTGTCGTGATGATTTTATCAATGGAGCTTGCGCCGACATTTCCGGCCTTCGCCTTAAACCAATCCTCGGAGCCTTGCTCATAATCGGTTATAATTATCGGCATTATGCTTTCCCTTTCTTGGCGCGTAGTGCCGCCATTGCCTTGTCAAAGTCACTGGCTTTGATTTGCCCTATCTCTTTAACTTTCATGTATTCGCAAAACTTCTTTTCGTCGGCTTCTTTGGCCTGGATCATGTCAATGATGGTGGATTTTTGCTTGTCGGAAATATAGGCGACTTCCTCCGCGCTTTTTCCGTCGTCGTCCTGATCGTGTGTTGCCAGCCCAGTCAATGCAAGGATCGTATAGCGTTCAAGGTAACTGATCGTTGACCCAAGCGCCTGAATTGTGTTCTTTCCGCCGGACTGATCCAATGCCGCCGTGAGACTTGTTTCTTCTGAATGTCCAAAAATATGAGATATTCGGCATGTAACAGTTACGCCTTTTTCGTCCTGTCTTGTTGTCCACGCCGCCGACAGTCCGTGCTTGCTCAAGGCAGCGCCTATTTTGTCCGTCACGTTTCCGAGTGAGGCGTGATTATATGCCGTCGTGCCGGAAGTGGTTTTGTAGGAAACCTTCTTATCTTTTTCGATTTCCGGCGGGTTAGCCTTAAAATCGCTCATGGCCTGAGAATACGCTTTCCGGGCCTGATTCGCCTCATATCGCTCTTGCAGGATCATAAACCTTTCGAGCTTGTCAAGATCCATGCCTTTGTCAATCGCGGCCATCATCATGGCCTGTGGTGATTCCTGGTTGATCGGTAATGCCAATGCTGTTTCCATTATAATGCCTCCGCCTCGTCTCTAAGGTATTTAAGTGCTGCCGCAAGTTGGCCGTTGAAATTACGGGCATACATCGCGGCCTCTTTGGTTTTCAATTCTGGGAACGGAACTTTGTCAATCGCGTCGGCCAGCGCAATCAACTTCACCTTATCCGGCGCTCTGGCTGCTTTCTTTTCGGCGTTCGCCTTTTCCCTAACCTCTCTCTTTTCTTTTTCATCTGCCTCTCGTTTGATCCTAGCTTCTGTTTCGATTCGGGCTTTATCGGCAGCTTCTTTCTTTGCGTTTTCTAGTGCCATATTATTCACCTTTCTTTGTTTTTAATTCCCCGCCGCCGCGCCTTGTACGATCTTTACGGAGTTATACGTGCCACAATTTACCGGTATTCCATCTTCATGCGCGAGCGGGCAGGGTT